ACGTCGCAGAGGCGGAACCATTCCGCAAATGCGTCATGTGGCGGGAGTCACGGGGGAACTACCGATCGAATGGGCGCTACGGATCCGGCGCCTATCAGTTCATCCAACCGACCTGGGAGCATTACGCGACCCTGGCCGGGTACGAGGAATACGCGGACGAAAGGGCTTACAAAGCCCCGCCAGCCGTACAGGATGCCGTATTTTGGCGAACCTACTGGAAAGGAAAGGGGAAACACCATTGGAGCTCCATACACGCCCTGACAATCGGGGCGAAAGTCAAAGACTGCGCGTAACCGCCTGGGCAGCCATGTTCGGTTTCCTGGCCGTGCTTGGCTTGCTAGGTCACATCGAGGGAATACAGTAAACACACGGCGGCTGGGGCCCACACGCTACAAGCGGACGAGCCCGACCAGGTCGGGCCCCCAGCCGCCCCAACCAAGGGGAAACGGTATGGCTATGCAAAGCATCGGAGGGGAACACCTCCACACAGAAATAGTCCGAATGGGCAACACCGTCCAGGCCTGGATCGAGGACGGCCGCAACATCACACACGTCATGCTTGACCAGGCCCAGGCCGCCGACATTGTGCGGAAACTCGGGGAGGTGCTGACCTATGACCTTCATGACGCGTGAAAACCGCTGGGCCTGCCACCTATGCAAAACCACGGGCACAGGTAACTACCTGGCCTACAAGCGGCACTACATCGAGGCACACAGCGACCTGGAGGCCGAGCGATGAGCTTCGACCTGAAAGACTACGTAACCGTCGCCGAACGTATGCGGGCCTTCTACAAGGCCTACCCGGAAGGATCCTTGCAGCTCGAACCCGTCCAGATCACCACGGTCGAGGGCAAAACGTGGGCGATAGGCCGGGCCTATGCGTACCGGGACCGCACAGATACCACGCCTGGTATCGGTACGGCATGGGAAATCATCCCGGGCCTCACGCCGTACACGCGGGGCAGCGAGATCCAAAACCTGGAAACGTCCTGCTGGGGCCGTGCCCTGGCCGCTATCGGTATTGGGATCGAAAAAGGCGTCGCCACAGCTGACGAAGTGCGGGCCGCTAAGGCTCGGGAAGGAGGCTGGGAACGGGGCACCGCAGCTCCCGATAATGACCCGTTCTACGATAAGCCACCGCCCCCGCAGGGCACATACCCTCGGCGCATAAACGACAAACAGGTAGGCCTATTGCGTGGGCGGTGCCGTGACAAGAACATCCCAGACGACCAGGTGGTTCAGGTGATAAACGCGATTCTCGCGCTGAACGGCGTCACGCCCATCACGGTCATCAAGGAGCTCGACAATCACGGGCTAAACGCTGTCCTCGAAGGCCTCGACAAAGTCGACACGGTCGAGGAATACCTGACCGGGTAAACGTCTAGGGCCGAGGCATACCAGGACCGGCGTAGTTAGCACCTGGGAGGCGGCTTCGTAGCATGACGGAGGAAGCACTACGACCGCGAAGGCCCGACCAGGTAGGGCGAAGTATGTCTGTAAACGCAACCACAACTAGGCCGGGATCGGGCCACCGCCCGAGCCCGAGACCGGCCGTAACATAAGGGGAAACGATGAGCAAAGAGGAATACGACGCACATTGTCGCAAGCCCGGATGCAGCTGCGACCACATGGACTGTTACCGGGGATGGCGAGATCGAGGCGACACCACCGCGCCCTGTCAATGGTGCAGGCCCAGCACACACAGTCGATGGGTCAAGTACCTAGACGCAGTAGCCAAGGGCTACCCAGTCGAGGCACGGCACCGTATCCTCCGGGGGGAGGGTCTACCAAATGCCGGATAACCCGCGACGTACAAAGGGCTACCAGGCATGGGTAAGGCAGGTACTCGAACGCTGCGAACCCGTGTGCATCAGGTGCGGATATCCAGTCGATATGTCACTCCCCCGAAACCACCCCCAAGGCCCAAGCGCCGACCACGAGCCACCCCTGATCGAGACCGGGGAGGCCACCCCATCCCTCGACGGGGCAGGGATCGCACACCTCGACTGCAACCGCAGCCATGGAGGAAAACTCGGAGCCTCACGGGCCACACAGCCACGTAGCCGTTCTTTAGAGACCACAACCAACACTCCCGCCGCCCCCTCGCTTCTTTCTCCCCCAGGGCCCGGAAAACGCCAAAACGTGCCATCCCGTCCCAGATACCACCCGGACGGATTCGCATTACCCAGACTCGAAACGGCGCAGCCTGCGACGGTCCGGGGGTCCTACGGGGAGGCTGCCGAGGAGTGGCTGCGCGACGTTTACGGGATGCAGTTGCGGGCCTGGCAGCGTTACGCCCTGACTCGGGCCCTCGAACACGACGAAAATGGGCAGCTCGTGTGGCCTACGGTCCTGGTCACGGTAGGGAGACAAAGCGGGAAGTCGTTTCTTAGCCGGGCCGTGTGTATGTGGCGGTTACATAACGCGGAGCTCTTTGGCGAAATGCAAACGATCCTCCATGTTGCTAACCGTCGCTCGACGGCCATGGAAGTCATGAGGCCCGCAGGCCTATGGGCGTCGGAGCGTTACGGCAAACGGGCAGTCAAGTGGGGGAACATGGAGGCGGGGATCGAGATACCGACCGGCGACAGGTGGCTAGTTCACGCCGCAAACGAGTCGGCAGGCGTCGGCTACTCGTGCTCTTTCGTATTCGTGGACGAGGCCTGGAAAGTGAAACGGGAAGTAGTCGACGACGCCCTCGCCCCGACGATGGCCGAACGCAATCAGCCGCAGCTCTGGCTAGTTTCGACCGCCGGTGACTCGACCTCGGACCTCATGACGGCATACCGTCAGCGGGCCCTCGACCGGCTCGGCGACAAGGATCCTGGGGCCGTGCTACTGCTCGAATGGTCCGCCCCACAGGATGCCGACCCCGACGACGTCGAAACGTGGCGGTACGCCAGCCCGGAATGGTCCGACCGCCGCGAAGCCTTCCTACGGCAACAATGGCAAAACGTCGAGGAATCCGCCTGGCGCCGCGAATACCTGAACCAGTGGGTAATCAGGTCCGACCATTGGCTACGGGACTCATGGTGGAAAGAAACCCATGACCCGGTTGACTTACCCGAAAATACGCAGTGGAACGTAGCCGCCGAAGCCGACTTCGATGGCATGGGCCACGCCGTAGCCATAGCCGCCGTCGACGGCGACAAAGTCGTCATACGGGTAACAACCCACCGCACGATCCGCGAAGTATCGGATCGGATAACCGAAATCAGGAAACAGCACCCGCGCACCGTCGTCGCCGTGACCCCCGGCTACCTGGATCGCATCGAGGCTCACATTGACCAGGTGGTCGGGCAGCGCGAAGCCGCCACCGCGACACAAAACCTCCTCGACCTATTCGACCGCCGCGCCATCGCCCACAACGGCGACCAGGTCCTACGCGAAGCCTTCGCAGCCTCAACCATCAGCCGTAGACAAGGCGGTTGGGTAATCACGGCACCCATGGGCGGACGAGGAGTGTACGCGGCCCGCGCCGTCATGTTCGCATGTGCCATGGCATCGAAAACACCGAAACCTGTTGCCATGATTCGATCACGGCGACGCGCATAAACAGCGCACACGCTCGACCCGAGTTACACCTATGGTATTAGCGCACTATCATTACGGCGTGGCGTTTCCCCGTTCACTCCGGATCGTGCGGGACCAGGCCGACATAGCCGCGAGGGCAGCCTCTCGGGCTACGGTCGAGGTCCCGCACGTCCGTGAAGCATCCCAACTCATGCAAGCGATCCTTGCCGCGAACGGATCCACCATCAGCAAAACGACAGCTCTGCAGGTCCCGGCCCTGTCGAAAGCGTTACAGACCTACACCCACACCATTAGCGCCTTTCCTCTGCGCGAATACCTGGACAATGAGCAGCAAATCGCGCGGCCTTTCCTTCGCCAGCCATGCCCGGACACGACCTACGCCGCGATCATGGCCCGCCTCGTGTCCGACCTGTTGCTTTACGACCAGGGATGGTGGCGTGTCACATCCAGGACGTGGGACGGATTCCCCGCAACCATCGTGCGGATGCCACCCGACGAGATCCTCATCAGCTCCGGCACATCCGTCAGCCCAAGCAACACAACCGAAATCGACCCCGTCCAATACTCGTCGTTTCAGGTGCTCTGGAACGGTTTCCCCGTGCCCGAGCGCGACGTAATCCGTTTCGACGGTGATGGAAACGGCGGATGGCTCAAGACCGGCGCCAACACCATCAACACGGCCGCAGCTCTCGAAGCCGCCACACTCAACTACGCCCAAAGCCCGCTACCGTCCGTTGTCCTGAAAAACAACGGCGCCGACCTGCCCGCCGACCAGGTCGATGACCTGTTAGGTGCGTGGGAAGACGCCCGCGCCGCTAGGGCCACCGCCTACCTGAACTCCACCATCGACGCGAACATGCTCGGCTGGAACGCCTCCGACCTGCAGCTCGTCGAGGCCCGCAACGCCGCCGCCATCCAAATCGCCCGCCTCGCCAACCTGGATCCGATCTGGACCGGGGCAGGCGTCCCCGGATCTAGCCTCACCTACTCCAACCGGGTCGACCTGTACCGTCAGCTCCTCGACACCGCCCTCACGCCCATCATGCGCATGATCGACGAGCGACTAAGCCTCAATGACGTCACCCCGCGCGGACATACCGTGATGTTTGATACGTCCGTGTTCCTGCGCGGCAACCCGACCGAAATCGCCGGCATTATCCAAACCCTGTTGCCTCTCGAAGTGCTCAACCTCGACGAAGCCCGAAACCTGCTCGACCTACCGACCCTGGGAGTTCAGCCGTGAGAACGTGCCAAATCGACACCGAAATAATCATTCTGTCCAGGGAGGAAGGCGAGGACGGGGATATCGTCGCCATCGGTCAAGGCCGAGCCGTCCCCTACGACACGCCCACCCTGGTCGGCGGCATCGAGGAAAGCTTCGCCCGCGACGCATTCAGCACCGCCGACGTCATCGGCAAGCCTCTCGCCTACCGGCACGGCGAACCCGTCGGCATCATCACAGGCGCGGAAAACCGCGAGGACGGCCTCTACATCGACTTCGAGATCGTCAACACCGCACAAGGCCGTGACGCCGCAACACTAGCCCGCACCGGCGCGAGCCGCGGCCTGTCCGTCGGATTCCAACCCGTCAAGTCCGCCTGGAACCGCGCCAAAACCGCCGTACAGCACCAGGCCGCCCAGCTCATGGAAGTGAGCCTCACCCACATGCCCGCATACGCCACCGCAGGCGTAAGCGCAATCCGAGAAGGAGAACCAATGTCCGAGACCATGGACACGACCGAGGTGGTCTCGGTCGACACAGAGGCCCGCGAGGCCCTGGCCGAGGTGCGTGAGCACATCGCCTCAATCGAGGCCCGTGCATTCACCGCCGAGCCGGTCCACCCGCTGGCACAGTTCCGCAGCTTCGGCGAATACTCGAAGGCCGTCCTCGCGGGCGACGTCGAGTCCCGCGCCCTGGCCGACCAGGTGACCGCCAATAACCCAGGCGTCATGCCGCCCGTGTGGCTGTTGCAGGTCAAGGGCATCATCGACCTCGGCCGCCCGGCCATCACCTCAGTCGGTGGCCCGCAGTCCGCAGGCGCAGCCGGAATGGAAATCAACTGGCCGTACTTCGACGGCGACCTCCTCGCCATCGTCGAGGCGCAGGCCAACGAGAAGGACGAAGTTAACTCCGTCGAGATCAACATCGAAAAGGGCGACGCGACCCTCGCCACGTACGCGGCCGGTAGCGATATCTCCTACCAGCTGTTGCAGCGTTCCAACCCGTCCTACCTCGACGCCCACAACCGCATCATGGCGGCGTCGTACTCGACGGTCACCGACCGCAAGTTCACTAACGACCTCTGGACCGGGTCGAACAACACGAACATCTACGACCTGTCGGCCGACACCACCGGCTCGGTGTTCCGTGAGCGCGTGTTCACCGCATCCATGGAGGTCGAGGACGCCACCGGTGCCCCCGCGTCCGTCGTGCTCGTGTCCACCGCCCTGTTCACCAAGATCGGCGGATGGTCGACGTTCATCCCGGCACCGTACAGCCCGAACAACGTTTCCGGCGTTGCCACGGCATCGACCCTGCAGGTCGAGGTGTCCGGGCTCCGCGTCGTCCGCGCCAAGTGGCTCGACACCGACGCAGACCGCCACGCCATCGTTCTGAATGGTGAGGCAGCCCGCTGGATCGAGGATGGCCCCCGCCTCGCCACCGCAGAGAACGTGGGCAAGCTCGGCCGCGATATCGCCATCTACGGTTACGGTGCGACCGCCGTCTACCTGCCTGCTGGCGTCGTCCGCCTGGCCGAGAACTAAACCGAAGGAGAGTAGGGCAGCACAATGGCACTCGTTGACGGGCAGGAGCTCGCGGACGTCCTCGATCTGGACTACGCGACCTACGATGATGCCCTCGACCAGGTCGCCGAGGCGGCCGACGACATTGTCGCTGCCCTACTCACCACGGCCGCAGTCACATCCGAACCGGCCGCGTGCAAAGAGGCCGCCCTCGCGGTCGCTGCCGAAATCTGGCAGGCCCGCACGGCGTCCGGCGGCCAGGCCGTATCCGTCGACTTCACACCAGGGCCCTACCGGCTCTCCGTGTGGCTCACGAGGCGCATCCATGCCCTCATAGGGCCATACATGAAAGTCCAGGGAATGGTCGGATAATGACTGACCCGATCATTACGGAGTCACGGGGTGACCTGTCGACCGCGTTCGCGGGCCTCGGCCTGAACGTGTACGACTATTCGCCGCCTGTGCCACAGCCGCCATGCGTCGTGATCCTGCCGGACTCCCCATGGATCCGGCCGGACCGCGTCGGCTCGAACCTGAACATCGAAGTCAGGTGGCGCGTCCTCCTGGTGGTGAACTCAAAGGCCAATAACGCACAACCGAACCAGATCGAGGAAGCCCTAGAGGATCTACTCGCGGCCGTGCCCGCCGGGTACATCGTGACCCTCGTGGGGTCCCCGCAACTAACAGACGTCGGTGCGCAGGGCACCGTAACGACCACCGAGCTTAACCTTTCGGTGCGGCTCTCAAGTTAGGAGAAACAGACAATGGCAGTTGTATCAGTCGCCGGAGCCGCGTTCACCGTGGACATCGCTTCGGTCGGTTACGAGGATCAGGTGACTTCGGGAACGATCACGTTCGAGCCCACAGTTGTCCGCACTAAGACCCTGAGCGACGTCGATTTCACCCAGACCGACCTGAACACGACCGGCTCCATCGAGTTCCTGTACGACGAAAACAGCGGCATGTACGAGGCCCTTTACACGGCCGTCGCAGCTGGCAACTCCGTCGCCCTCGATATCCGCAGCGCAAGCGGTCATTGGGCAGGTAACGGCATCATGATCGACTCACTCGAAGCAAACTTCGAGGCCGCAGGCGTCGCCACCGCGACGTTCAGTTTCACAGGTACCTTTACCTTCAGCTAACCATCTACGTGAACGGGGAAATGCCATGTTTCCACAACTCAACATCTACCTAGACGGATCCCAGGAACCCATCGTCGTCCAAACAACGTCGATGGATTTCTGGACCTATGAGGAACTCGCCGCAAAGCACAAAACGCCGACCAGCGAACACGGGATGAGACTGACCGTCGCCTACTCCCACATCGAGGGCAAGGATCCACACAGCTTCGCCGACGTCAAAGCCTGGGCCAAAATGCACAAGGCCCAAGTCACATTAGGTGAGGCCCCGGACCCTACCCAGCCGGATCACACCGGCGACTCATAGTCCAGGCCGCAATCCGGCTAGGTCGACCCATCGAGGAAGTCCTCGCGTATCCGCCGGACCTCCTCACCACCATCATCGAGGAGCTGACCCGTGGCGATAACTGAGGCATACGTAGACGGCCTCAATGAAGTGCTGCGGGCCCTGCGGGCGTTACCCAAAGAGGCTAATGATGAAATGCGGAAAGCCTCGAAAGATATCGCCGAAAGATACATGGCACCCGCGTGGCGGGACGCCGCCCAAAACGCAGGACCCTGGGGCCCGAAAATCGCCGAATCGGTGAAAGTGCGGCGCGACCGTGTACCAGCCGTACAAATCGGCGGGAACCGTCGAGTATTCAGCGGAGGCGCAACAGCCACCATGGTCCGTTACCCATCCGACTCCGGCCAGAAACGCGACTCGTGGGCACCATTCGAGAAAACCGATTGGATCACCCTGTCACGCGGATACCAGGAACCCGCCCTACGGGAATGGGCTAAGGCCGTCGACGACGTCGTACGCAAATGGGAGAGGATGTAGCCGTGGCAAAAACTCTGACCATCTTTCTAGCCGCCGACACTAAGAAACTCTCCCAAGGCCTCAACAGCGCCAACAAAGAACTAACAGGTTTCGGCGGAACCCTCAAGAACATGCTCGGCCCGGCCCTAATCGGCGCCACAGCTGCGGCCGGTGCCCTCGCCGTGAAACTCGGCGTCGACGGAGTCCAGGCCGCCATCGAGGACCAGAAAGCCGCCGAAAGCCTCGCCCAAACCCTCGAAAACCTCGGCCTCGCCCATGACACCGCCCCCGTCGAAGGATTCATCGACGCCCTACAACGGCAAACAGGCGTAGCCGACGACCAACTACGCCCCGCGTTCGACCGACTCGTACGATCCATCGGCGACACGGCACAAGCCCAGGACGCCCTGAAACTAGCCCTTGACGTTTCGGCCGGATCAGGCAAATCCCTCGACGCCGTAGCCCAGGCCCTCGGCCGCGCCTACGACGGAAACACGACAGCCTTGTCGCGGCTCGGCGCAGGAATCGACGCATCCATCCTCAAAACCGGGGATATGGAAGCCATCACGGCGCAGCTGTCCGCAACATTCAGCGGGCAAGCCGCCGTAGCCGCCAACACCTACGAGGGACGCATAAAGCGCCTCGGCATCGCCGCCGACGAACTCAAAGAAGCATTCGGCGCCGGGCTCCTCTCCAACATCGACTCCGTATTTAGGCTACTCAACCGCAGCGCAGACGCGACCGGGGACACAGAGGACGCCATTAGCAAACTCGGCGAGGAAGTCGGGCTACTCATATCGGGCCTCGCCGTAGCTGCCGACAGGCTCAGCGACCTCGGCGGAGACACAGTCGAAACCACGGCCGACATAACAGACTTTGGCGACGGCCTGCGATACGTCCTACAAAACCTCAACCCATTCACGACCGGCGGCCGATTCGCCACCGACATGATTATGGATATGGGCCGAGAGGCCGAAATCACGGCCGACGCGCTGAACGCTGTAACGCTCCGAATGATGGGTCTAGCGCAATATTTCGGGCAAACGGTCGAAGTCACGGAACGCGCAAGCGCCGAAACAAGCCGGTACACGGCACTAGCCAAATCCCTAGGCGCCGAAATCGGTTTCGGCAATCGAGGCCTACAACGTTACAACGCATACCTAGAGGACCTCGAAAGCAACTCGGGATCCGCTGGCGCAGCATCCGAAAAACTGACAGACCGGCTCCAGCGCCAAACCGAAACCGTCGACGGCCTACGCTCCGCCCTCGCCGGGCAAGTAGCCGAGCTAGAGCGGGGCGCCGCAGCTGTAAACAGCTACGTCGAATCAGTCGCAGGCCAAATCCTCGGCGGGCTCGACCTCGGCCAAGCCTACGAGGAAAACTTCGATGACGAAGGACGCCAAGTAGGGAAAAGCCTCATACAGGCCTTCCAGGAGCAAGTAAATCAGGCGGAGTGGTTTGGCAACGTCCTAACCGCGATTAGGCAGTCAGGAGGCTCCGAAAGGCTCATAAACGCCATCGCGGCGGAAGGCCCAGAGGCCGGTGGGGCACTCGGCCAACAGATCATTAACCAGGGCCTCATCCCCGAGCTCGACGCGCAACTAACAAAAGCCGCCGAAGCCGCGAACGCTGTCGGCGTAGCGATGGCCGCCACATTCGCCCCTAACGGTGTCGAGGCGTCTATCGGCATGGTGAACGGCATCGCGCAGCAGCTGCAAAAGGAAGGCAAGCGGCTAGGCCGGATCGGTGAGGAAATGGGCAAACCGATCGGGGCCCGACTGAAAGCACAAATAGCCGAGGACGTCGCCGCCGCCGTGCGGGCAGCAGAGGCCGCCGGTGCAGCTGCCAGGGCCGAAGCCGTAGCCCGGGAGGAATCCCGCCAAGCCGCCATAACAGAGCAAGCCATCGCCCAGGCCGTGCAAAGGCTTATCGTCAACAGCGATCAGCGGGCGGGACGTAACGTGCAACCGGTCCTCGCATGACGTCCCCAATCACCCTTGTGGAGATTGCCGGGGTAGCCCTCGACCTATCGGACGTCGAGTATCAAGTCAGCGTGCAACACGGCCGAAACGGGGTAACCAATCAGCCCGAAGCCTCAACCGCGCAAATCGTCATCCGGGGAACGTCCGGGGTGATTGCCAAAATGTCCGACCCCGTAGTTATTCAGGCTTACGGGTTTGACCGGTTTACGGGTGAGATATCGGATCTCACAATTACGCATTTATCTACGACACCGCCGACGGCCGTGACGACCGTTATTGCCATGGGCAACCTTGCGAAACTAGGGCTACGGCAAACCACGGACACAAGCTACCCACACGAAACCGTTAGGGACCGCGCCGAAAAGATTCTAACCGACGGCGGACTCACATACCTAAACGGCGGGAGCGACACTCTAGAGCTGCACAGCCTCAGCAGCTCGCAGACAGACTTACAGCCCGTCCTGAACGCCCTTGCCGAACTAGCGGAATGGTCCGGGGCAACATATTTCGACACCCCGGAAGGGCTCATAGCATTCGAGTCCTACGGCATCCGTGGCCTAACAGCGTTCGCCGCCACATGGCAGAGCCTGCCCGAGCCGTGGACGTTCTACTCGCAGACATGGGATTCATTCCCGACCACGATCGCGTCCTACGAGTTCCCATCATCGGGGGTTATTTGGTCCCCCACATGGACTCAAACCCTCGAAGCCCTAATCAATGACGTGACCGTCACCTACGGCAGCACCGGGCAGAATGAGGAGCAGTCCGACGACAGCGCATCGATAGCTCTTTATGGGCGCCGGGCCTACACGCTCGACACCCGGCTACGCAATAGCGGCGACGCATCATCTAGGGCCGGGTCGATCTTGACCGCCCAAGCTAACCCGCTCTGGAACATGGGCCAAATATCCGTCTACGTCGACCTACTCGGCACCACCGACCGCGACCGAGTGCTAGCCCTAGTCAACGGCGCCACAGTCACAGTCCCAAACCTGCCCGAACCGGCGCCCTACTCATCGTTCCAAGGAATCGTCGAGGGATGGCGCGAAACCTACACACCCGGCCAACATGTCATTACATTCTCAATCAGCGACCCGCGCTACTCATACCAGACAGTCACGTGGAATGACGTAGACGGTGCGCTAATCTGGGGCGACGTCAACCCGACGGTCGCTTGGTACAACGTAGTTAACGCCGACGACCTACTCGCGGCCTAGGAGGACAGATGCCCGGCTCTACACCGATCTATGGATTTCCCTACCCGGACCCGTCCGACCTAGTAGCGAACTACCCCGCGCTTGGGCAACAGTTGGCCGAGGATATAGAGGACGTGCTGCCCACCATCGGCGGTTTAGTACCCGTAGCGCCGACATCGATCGCTAACACCGGCGGTACAGCAACAGCAACACGCAACGTTGTGACATTTAGCGGGTGCACGGTCGTCACAATAAACGGCATTTTTAACAGCACTTACGACAATTACCGGCTAATTGTTAAGCAAGCCGCTCCCGCAACTGCAAATACTGTCATGGCTTTACGATTGCGCACGGGTTCCGATGAAACCGGCTCGATTTATAGTTCCGGTTTCTCGTATGTCGCAAGAACCACGGCCGCAACATCAACCAGCTCAAACAATAATTCTCAATCTTTTAGGTTAAACGGAGCGTATAATGCTGATGTTTACGTTGCCGCTGAAATAGGTGGACCAAATCTCGCGGCCAAAACAGGCTACGCCGTTCACGGCACTTTCGCCAATAACGCCGACATTTTTTCTTATACGGGTGGCGGGTTATTGTTTAGTGACACCCAATACACAGGGATAACTATTATTCTTGAGTCTGGTTCAGCATTTTCTGGAAATGTGGCAATCTATGGATACAGGGACTAGGGGCATCAAATGGCCGACGTTATCGAAACCGATTACACAACAAACCCGCCCACTGTAACCGAACGGGATTTTACTGCCAAAGAAGCGGCGCAGGTTCAGGCCGACCGCATTGGAGCGGAAAAAGCCCAGGCCGATTTAGCCGCAAAAGAAGCGGCCGACGCAGCAGCAACCGCCGCCGCTATCGCGCACGCTAAGTCGCTCGGATTCACCGACGCCATGATCGCCGTAATGTACCCAAACCTAGGAGCGCAAAGTGAGTGAGCCAACCGCCGAGGAAGTCGTCGAGGTCGAGGAAGTAAAGGCGGCAAAGAAAGCCGCCAAGGCTAAGCCGCAATCAGCACGGGACAAGGCCCGTGCAATCACGCTCGCCAAAATGGCGGCGGCCGCCAAGTGACGTGGAGCCCGCTGAACTCGTCGGCGTCATCGTCGGCCTGCTAACCATCCTGGGCATCATCCTGGGAGCTCTCATGTGGGTAATCAGGCGAGAAGTCGGCGCAATCTCGGCCGAGTTTCGGCCAAATGGAGGCAACTCCGCCCGGGATCTATGGGCCCGCACCGAGCTCGAAGTACGCGACCTCCGAAACCGGCTCGACCACCACATCGACAACCACAACCGTTAGGAGCCCCGTGGACCGCCTAATGAGCCGAGAGGCCCGGAAATACCTTTACACGGCTGCCGTGGCCGCTATGGCCCTCCTAGTGGCTTACGACGTCATCTCAGCCGAGTCCGCACCATTGTGGCTTGCCCTCGTGACTGCCGTCCTAGGCCTGGCCGCCCCCGTAACAGCCCTGGCAAACCTGACTCCGCGGACTAGCGATATCGCCGATAGTGCCGAAATCGAGATCGAGGGCGAATAGTGGCCCGCCTAGTGGCAGCCGGGGTAAAGCTCCGCGACCAGGTAAATAAGCGTTTTCCGTCGAGGGATAAGGCTTCGGACGGTTGGATTGGCGATCGGGCCCACCGGGCCCGGAAATCCGATCACAACCCGGACGCACGCGGATGGGTACACGCCCTCGATATCGACGCGGACTTAGTCCCGTGGAGCGAAAGACTTTCACGACGCGCCGCCAGGGCCCTAGCGGACCAGCTCGTCGAATACGCCCGATCCGGGGCCCCAGGATCCGACCGACTCAAGTACGTCGTGTACGACGGCCAAATCGCCTCGGGCACCTATTCGACCACGTATTGGACCTGGCGCGGATCCGGGTACGGCCACCATCACCACATCCACGTCAGCTTCACCGATGTGAAACCAGTCACGGGCCGACGGCCTTTCCCGCTACCGATACTCGGGAAGTAGCCCGACCGTGTCAAAACCTCGGGAATCTGGTAAACCCAGGATCCTGACCCTCGATATCGAAAACAGCCCCCACCTAGTCAGAACCTACGACCTCTGGGGCGCCAACATCACGCCAGACAAAATCATCGAACCCGCCCGGATGCTCTGTTGGGCCGCCAAATGGCTCGACCAACGGCAAATCCTGTTTCGGTCCGAATACCACGATTCCGTGGACGAAATGCTCGACGAGCTCTGGCAGCTCCTTGACCAGGCCGACCTAATCATCACCTACAACGGCAAAGGCCACGACCTACCTATCATCCTAAAAACATTCATCGAAAACGGTTATCCGCCGCCGTCACCCTGGCACGACATTGACCTATACCGGGCCATAAAGGGCCGTTACAAGTTCGCCTCTAACAGGCTCGGATACGTTACAGAGACCCTCGGCCTGCCATCCAAACTCGAAACCGGCGTCGCGCAGCTCTGGAAACGCGTCCTCGATGACGACGACAAAGCCTGGACAAAGTTCCGCGCCTACAACAAACAAGACGTATTAGTTACCGAACTCCTGTTTCGAGTCATGCAACCGTGGCTAAAAATGCCACACGCCGGGCTATGGTCGGGGGATGTGACCACGTGCCCGGCGTGCGGCTCCCGGGAGCTCACACCGGCCGGGATCACCACGACGAAAACCTCAGCATATGCCAAAGTCATCTGCCGGTGTGGAGCCTGGTCGAAAGTATTACCCTCGGGGCAGACACGACCAATCTAAGGGGAACCCATGATCGACGAAAAGCTACTCATCGAAGCCCTGCACAACGTCACCGGGCCGAGGCTACAAACCCACGGGGACGCACAAGAAACCATGCAGCGCACGGCCCAACTTTGGGCGGCATACCTAGGTCGGGAGATCTCACCGGCCCAGGTAGCCATCTGCAACCTACTCCAAAAACTAGCCAGATCGAGGCATTACGACCGCGACCACTACATCGACGTCATCGGCTACGCCCTCATCGCAGAGGAATCCGCCCGGCCGTGGTGAAAATAACCGTAGGCGAGGTAACCGTCGAGTATGACGGGCCTATCAGCCTGCGGTCCCTGCGGTCCCTCCTGTTGACTATCGCCGGGGTATCGGCGGCCGTGACCGTCGAGGTCGAGGACCAGGACGAGAAAACCGCCCCGATATCGTTAGGTTTCACAACCGAAATAGGGAAACCAGAGGAACCCGACCTCGACTGGTATTTCGAGGACACGGCGCGTCCCTTGCGCCAAACAAATGAAACCCGCTAACGTCGATCCCGGAAAGGGGAAACGATGAGCGAACACGAGTACCTATCCTCGGGGCAAGCTGCCCGCATACTCGGCGTATCGACCGACACAGTCGGACGCTACTTCGAGGCAGGAGTGATAGAAGGCCACCGAACACCAGGAGGCCACGCCCGGCTAGTACGGGCAAGCGTCGAAGCCGTCCGGCGTCACCCTGCGGGGCGAAACGTGACGGTCCTGCGATCCGTGCAGGACGCGTGATCGAGATGGCCGTCCTAGCGGCGGTCCTCGCAACAGGCCCCAACCAGATCCCCGACAGCACCTACCGGGGCCGGTGGTACGTCGCAGAGGCGGAACCATTCCGCAAATGCGTCATGTGGCGGGAGTCACGGGGGAACTACCGATCGAATGGGCGCTACGGATCCGGCGCCTATCAGTTCATCCAACCGACCTGGGAGCATTACGC